TTTCTGAGTGTTATGTCGTACTTCATCTGGGTTAATTGTCACTGGATATATCCGTTGCAACACCGGTCTTAACAATTGTGAGAACATTCCGTCACCAAAGTTACTCTCGATGATGATTTCGTTCACCTTATGCTCTTTAGCCGTCTCAGCGAGCTTAGCTAAAGCCTCAGGGCTATATCCTCCCGGTAATCCTCCGGCCTTTTTAACGTACAACATGCCGTTTAATTGTGAAACTACTGCATAACCAGTGCTATCTTTACCACGACCTGAAGGGTCAATGGCCATAACTGTACCTGAATACTCTGCCCACTCTGGAGATGTATAGAAAGGCTTGTAGAATCTGTCCCCAGTAAAGCCTACGTTAGGCAGCTCGCGGATAACTTCCTCAACTCTGGTACCATGGCTTACCTTAACTGGCGCTTGGTCCCTATCTATGTTCATTATGATAAGGTCTGCTAGCTTCAGTGGGTACTTATCTGCATCACTTAGGGATGTATCTAGCTGAAACTGTAATGCGAAGCCTGAGCGCCCATATGAGAGCTCTCGTTCATGTAATTCAGTCTCATCAAATCTATCTGGGTCTGTAGGGTCCCATGCTAGCTCTTCAGTCCAGTCATTGATAATCATTGGCGCCAGATTACCGTTATATGCTTCTATCTGCTTCTGATTCTTCGGATATCTACTAGGCCATATACGTTGAGTGTACCCTCGTTCTCTTAATAAGTTATATATGGACTCTTCTGTTTGAGGTGTGCCCAAGAATATGGTCTCACTCTTCTCACCCACGGATAATATCGCATCAAACTCTTTAACAGCCTCAGATAACTTCTCACGCTGTGTCTGTGTTGCTGAGTTGTTTGCTGACTCGATATCGTCTGCAATAATTAAAGATGCACGAGAGCCTGTCATTTGACCTGAGATACCCACGGATTTAACCGAAGGTGCGTGCGATGCTGCTGCTAAGGCTACATCAAAGGCTATATTACTGTTACGACCGGCGTCATTTGGCGCTAGATGTTGCAATATAGGCATTTGCCCTAGTAATCTCTTTGTAAAGATACTGAAGTCGTCCGCTCTCTGTTTAGATGCTGATACAACTAGAATCTTCTCATGAGGATTCATTAATAATCTCCAGCATACAAAAGCTGAAGTAATCCAAGACTTCCCTACGCCACGAAACGCTTCTATGACTTTACGTTTATCTTTGTGACTCTGTAGAAAATCTGCTATATCATACTGGACCGGGGTAGGGTCTGGAAGATTAAGTTCCTTCCACGCTAGATATAGGAAATTCCTGAAGTCTTTTATAGATTCATTCATGTTTTCCCTTTATAATCAGATGTTTAGACCGTTGTCTGCAAGTACTGCATTAGCTTTCTTTCTATTCTGGGTCTTTTCTGAGTTTAATCCTGTGTTAATTTCTAATTTAGTACTAGGACCTACATTATAACTTAAAGAACTTCCTGTACCTTGTTGATTAGATTGGTCTTTTTCTAACTCATTGTTCATCTTTTTAATCTTATCTGTACGAAGATTAGCTTTACCTACTCGTTTATTACGTGCTCTTATCTTTTCGTTCTTATCTCTAGTGACTACGTTCTGTGCTTCAATTTTCTCGTTCTTTAGTCTAACCTGTTCGTTGTTATATCTTTTAGTAAATAGGTTATTCCAGTCTTGAGTATATGCATCATAAGAATCAAAGAAGGTATTAGCCTCTTGTTTATACATACCGTTATTTATTTGCTCTAGATATTTCTGTTGATTAGCTAATTGCTGATTATGTTGCCTTTTCTCTGCAGCTGAGTAAGTATACGAAACGTATTTACCTCCGCCTCTTGCTCCACGTTCAAATCGTTGACCAGTAGCAGAGTTGACTAACTTTTCTGAGTTCTTAATAGCGTTAGTAAGACCACTAACGATAGCTGACTGACTATCCATACCGTAATACTTATTGTTTACAGTATCATGAACAACTCGAGCTGCTTCGCTTACTGGACTTCTGTAAACATTACTGTTACGGTCCCAAGTCTTTACTTCATAATTACCGTATAAATCTAGATATTTACTAGCCATTAGCCTTTTTCCTTGTCATTGGTGTTACATTATGGTTAAACGGTAGCTCGGCCTCCTGTAATATATCCATAGGGTTACCTGCAACTACTGTATTTTCTACGCCGTTGTCTTTTAAGAACTGCCTAGCTACGTTCAACATAGCTGGTTGCACTTCATCTTCGCCGAGTTTATCGGCTAGTACTGTGGCCAACGTGTTATGTAGGTCGGCCATAGCATCATTACTTGCTTTCTTTGCCATTAGATTTCCTTTTCTATTTGACGAACCACGGTACACTCCTCGGTTATTACATGGGTGTGAGTTTGTGGCTCTATTGAATCAAGGTAGTCCCCGCCAACGAAGGCGGAGGCCAAAGCGATAACGCTAACTACTAATTCTTTAGCGTTCATCACTTATCCTTTTTTTTAGTTTTAGCTGGTTTAGATTTAAACCATGTCCATACTTTTAATACTTTCCATAATGCGTTCATTAAGCTTCCTTAAGTTCAAGTTAGCTCCCTTAATTTATACGTTTTAAGTTTGTGATTAAACACATATACCTTTTACTCTGACCAGTATCTGCGTTTACAAATGTCTCATTAGGCTTCATTATTCCTGTTTTATTATTCAACTTTTTCACTTGAAAATCTACCATAGTGCTTTGCATCATGTATGGTTTCCAGCCGAAAATTTGATGTTTTACAATAAGTTCATTACCTTCCCACATTTCAAACATAGAGTTAGGTGTTGCTTCATAATTTATACAATCTTGTAGGACACCATTTTCATCCTCAAGTCGTAAGAAATAATAATGACTAGCATCTTTAGGGTTGTTATAGTTTGCACAGAAACTAGAAGGAGAGGTAATAGCCTGTGGTGTATTATATCTGCACTCATACAGTAGGTTCTGTAGTGTCGCAACTTCACCTCCACCGCCTCCGCCACCTGTATCAATATCCTTTACAATCTCATCTACTTCATCTTTAGAATAAGTTTCTGCTTTTGTATAGGTAGTCTGATGGTCAGCTAGTTCGTTAAAGAATTTTAATCTAACTCCAGGCTCTTTAGTATCTGATATACTTCCTATACTTTGTTCAACCATAAGATTAACTGTAAATTTATAAGAACCAGTGTAAACTCTAGTAACTCGGCCTAACATATAAGACTCACTATTATCAGACTCAAATAATTCTACTAATGCACCGGGCTGTACCTTAGCCATATCATTTGAAACACTTGCACCACTTGACTTGATAGAACTAAACACTAAGGATGTTACTTTAGATAAATCAGTTTCGTGAGTACCTGATGTATTTTGTAGCCAAAAATGACCCGATACAGGTGTGGTAGTGCTGCTGCTTCCGTTTGTTTGATGCCACCACTGTCCACTAACAATAGAAGGAGCTATTGCTTCAAGTTCTTCTTCTAACTCAACAATATGGCCGTCTTGTGCTGCCTGTGATGCGTCAACTTCTTCTTTAGTATAATAGTTACTAAGGTCTACATCACCTCCGCCACCATCGCCTACAATTGCATTTACTTCATCTTTAGTATAGGTATCTTCTTTATCAGCTTTCTCAAAAAGCTTACCATCTATTTCAGTTGTATTATAAGTTTCTGCTTTAGTATAAGAAACACCATTATTAGCTTTATTGTCTAATAATGTATTAGTTTCAGCTTTAGTATAAGCGTCTACAGTCTCAGGAATATCTATCGCTTCTATAGCGTCTGCGTTAGCTTGTATAGCTTCATCCTGTGTTAGCTGTTGTGTATCTATTTCATTTTTAGTGTAAGCATCTATACTAGGAGCGTTAGCAATATCATCACCAAGCTTAATAATGTCTGCTGTATTATCAGCAATATCTAAAGTATGCTGAGTTACAATAGGTTCTATAGCATCTATACTTGCTGTATTAGCCTCAATTACAGTGTCTTGGTTATTATCACGTACATCATGAGCTGCAATGTCTGCTGTATTCTTACTAATATCTACTGTTTGTTTAGCAAGC